CGACACATGTCGAAGCCGTGGTTGGACTATCTCTATCTTGAGGTTCACGGGTGTACATGTAGTGGTGATCCCTACACAACTCTCCGAAACACTGTTGCCAGCATGTTGTATGGATACATGTACCTGCACATGTCTGGCGTCGTCACGCCTTGGGCCGACAAGTCTTGTAGTCTTATAGCAGCGGGGGACGACTTGGTTATCTGGAGCGACAAAGACATAACTCCGTTCATTAGGGAGTGCACTTCTCAAACCAAGGATGGCGTCACTGGTATCGGTCAATGTATCAAAGAGATCAAGACGTCCGTGTTCGATGACTTCATGTTCTGTTCCAAGTGGACACTGCCGGACCTTCACATGGTTAGAGATGTGACTAAGATGTTGAACACGAAACAGTTCTATACCGGTAACAACCGGCTGCTGCACATGTACCCGTATTATCATGCACAGGCCATCTACGAAGGTGTCAAAAGTGAGATGATAAGTCCTCTTGTGGAAGCGGTGTGTGAAGCTAGAGTCCACAATTGTGAACTTCCACCTATTCATCTAAATTAGGAAGCAGTGTAGGCCTAAATTGATCTACAAAACAAGTACTGTTTCAAAACTTCCACCAAGGAGTACCATCACCCGGGTCTAGTTGACCATCAAGCAAACTTGTCTGTAGGCGACTTGTACAGGATCATTACCTGCAACTAGATTAACGGAGGGTATGATTGTTTAAAAAATAATAATCAATCATTCCTTATTATCTATGAATAAATAGAATAAATAAAACAAACAGAAGAAAAACAATGTCAAGCGTACCAACAACGTGCGATCTAAGTAGGTAGTTAGAAGAGCAGTTTAACCAATTGTTATCCGCTCTATGCCAGCTGCTAAGAGCATTAACGTCCGCTCTGCTCCCTCGAGCAGCACCTACAGGGTGAAGCACCGGGAGCTCATGATCGCTAACGTCACAGCAAACTCCCAATTCCTCTCTTAGATCAATCCAAGTACTCAGTCGGTCTTCCCATGGCTTTCACAAATCGCCGGAGCCTACGAGAAGTACACAATCAACAGTCTCAGTTTCGAGTACGTCCCGTCGTGCTCCACACTTGCAGACGGTATCCTCTATCTAGCTTTCGACCACGATCCGAGCGACGTCCTTTCGAACGATTTCTCTCCACAAACATTGACTTAGATGCAGGGTACTTAGAGTGGTTCTATGTATTCTAGACACACTCTAACACCTCGTTTTGCTAAGAAGTAGTTCCTTACAGGCACTCTAGCTGCGGGTGCGTCGATCAACGACTATTGCCCTGGCGCTGTTTATGTAGTCGCTTCTCTATCTGAGAAGACTAATATGGGGCAAGTGTATGTCAATTACGACAT